ACACTCCTGGTGAGCCAAACAGTGGGTGGATACATTGTAGCTATACTACTGACCAACCAAGAAAACAATTCTTACACGCATACAAATCAGAGGGAAAAACTAAATATAAGCCCGTAATTGGTTCTGCAAAAGACCTTGTCTAAAAACCCCATAGCAAAAAATCTAAGGTCTAGATTATATAAATTAAAGGTGGTATTATCAAAGAAGTTGTACAACCGCAAAAAGGAGAAGATACACACTCTCAAAGCGGCCGCTAAAAAGGAGGACTAATGGCAAAGCAAGGAACTTGTTGGGACGGATACGTTCAAAAAGGCATGAAGAAAAAAGGTAATAAGATGGTGCCTAACTGTGTGCCTGCAGGTAAAGTTATGAAAGCAGCCATGGGCAGAGCTGCATTCTCCGAAACAACATCAAAAGCACCTGGAACTAAAATGAAGCAAGAACCTTATATCGGTTCATACATGCATTCAGAATTGGCAGGTAAAAAAGTAAACAACGCGTCTTTAGTTAAATACTACGGACCTTTATTAAAGGGATTTAAAAATGGCTAGAACAGAAGGTCTGAGACCTATTGGTGAAAGTATAAGAAAAATAATTGAAAAGGTACAAAAGGAACGTGCTGACAGAAAAAAGAAAAATAAATCAATTAGAACACAACCCAAACTACCTGGTATGAAAACAGGTGGTCTAACAGATTACTATAAAGATATATTATAATGGCTACATCAGGAACTACATCATTTGATCTAGATATAGATGATATTATTCAAGAAGGCTATCAACGTTGTGGTGTAAGAACAAATTCTGGTTATGATTTAAAATCTGCACGTACAAGTTTAAATTTGTTATTCGCAGAATGGGGAAACAGAGGTATTCATCTTTGGAAGGTTGAATTAAATGAGAAGGCATTAGTTTCAGGACAAGCTACCTATACTGTAGCTTCTGACGTAAGCGATGTATTAGAAGCGTTTATATCATCAACTCTTACGGCTTCTGATAGTTCAAGCACACAAGATGTATCACTTACAAAAATCGATAGATCTGCATATGCAGCGATTCCTAATAAATTATCAACAGGAACGCCTTCACAATATTATGTAGATAGACAAACAACTCCAAAAATAAGTTTGTATCAAACACCAGATTTAAATACTTACACTGCATTGAAATATTATGTTTTAAAAAGAATTGAAGATGCAGGTGCTTACCACAATCAAGCAGATGTTGCTTATAGATTTTTGCCATGTATGGCTGCAGGATTAGGATATTATTTATCTATGAAAATTAATCCACAATTAGTGCAACAGAATAAACAAATATATGAAGATGAAATGAAAAGAGCTTTAGATGAAGACGGTCAAAGAACGTCTGTTTACATAAGTCCACAATCATTTTATCCATCAGGAGTTTAATAATGGGAACATTTGCAACAGGTAAAAGATCAAAAGCTATATCTGACAGATCGGGTATGGAATTTCCATATGAAGAAATGGTTAAAGAATGGAATGGATCTCTAGTTCATTATACAGAGTTTGAGCCCAAACATCCTCAAATAAGAAGAAGACGTACAGTTACTGATGCTATTGCTCTTCAAAACCCAAGAGTTATGAAGTTTCAACAACCAACACAACAATTTTTAACAGCTGGAGATGGAACATTTTCTGATAGTGGTGGAGCTTCAGTTGGTGTTGCAGATTTAAGTTTACCAGGACAATTTGCTTTTAAAACACAAGAGTTCCAAACAACATCAAATGGTTTAACCACTACTATACATAGCATGGTTCCTGAGGATCCTTCTTTACAAAATGTAAGAAGACAAGCTAGAGTATCAATTGGAAACGTAACAGTGAGTATATCGTAATGGCCGTAACACATTCAAATTTTTTAACACAAGTCAGAAATTATACAGAAGTAAGTAGTAATGTATTGACTGATGCAATAATTCAAGATTTTATAAGAAGTGTTGAATTAGATGTAGCAGGTAAAGTGGACTATGACGACACAAGAAAATATGCAACATCAACTTTTACAGCTGGCAATAGAGCTGTTTCTATGCCCGCTGATGCTTTAGTTTTAAGATCTGTTGAGCACATTGGTTCAGGAGGTGGTAGAACTTTTTTAGAAAAAAGAGATACAAGTTTTATATCTGAGTTTAACGGAACAGGAAGACAAGGTACACCAAAGTATTTTGCTAATTACGATGCGTTTAATATAATAGTGGCTCCAGTTCCTGCTGCTGCAGATACAGTTCAAATAAATTATATAAAAAATCCACCAGAATTTACTTCAACTAATCAGACGTTTTTGGCTAAATACCAAGAGTCTATGTTGTTACATGGTGTCCTTACTGAGGCATATAGCTTTTTAAAAGGTCCCGACAACCTATACAACCTGTATAAAGGTAAGTATAATGAAGAATTACAAAATTTTGCCTTACAACAAATGGGCAGAAGAAGACGTGCGGAGTATGATGATGGTGTACCAAGAGTAAAAGTGCCATCGCCATCTCCAAACAATTAATTTAAAAAGGAGGCCTTATGGCAATAACAACTAACGCAATCTGTAACTCTTTCAAAAAAGAATTATTAGAAGGAGCACACAAATTCCAAAACCCAGGTGGTAGCACATACAAATTAGCTATGTTTACTAACTCTGCGTCTTTAGGAAAATCTACTACAGGCTATGCTTCACCAAATGAAGTATCATCGCCTTCAGGATACACAGCTGGTGGAAAAGCACTAGTAAACGTGGGAACATCTTTAGCGACAAATACAGCGATCACTGATTTTGCTGATTTATCGTTCGTAGGTGTAACACTAACTGCAAGAGGAGCATTAATTTATAACACAACAACTGCTGGTGGTTCGAACACTACTGACGCTGTTTGTGTATTAGATTTTGGTGGAGATAAAACTGCAACTTCAGGAACTTTTACAATTCAGTTCCCTGCATTTACTACTTCCGCTGCAATCCTTAGAATAGCATAATGATAGGAGCCCGATTCAGTGTCAGTAACTCGTACATTTACAGTCACAGTTTCTAACCCTGGATCGGGTAACAAATATTATATTGATGGTGTACAACAAGCCACAATAAATTTAGCCGAAGGCGGCACATATAAATTTGATGTATCTGACAGTTCTGTTGGAGGACATCCTTTTAAATTTTCAACAACAAGTGACGGAACACATAACAGCGGAAGCGAATATACAACCGGTGTAACATCATCGGGGACTGCAGGTCAAGCAGGAGCTTATGTACAAATTGTAGTAGCCGCATCTGCACCAACTTTATATTATTATTGTCAATATCACTCTGGGATGGGTGGACAAGCAAATACTCCTGCAGGTGATGCATGGGGTATGCTTACTTGGAATCTTGGAAACTGGTCTGCACAAAATGATCAAACAATTGCAGTTACTGGGATAGCATCAACATTAAGTGTTGGCAATGAAACAATAGAACTTAACACTACACAACCATTAACAGGTATAGCATCTTTATTATCTGTTGGATCATCAACAATAGATCTACTTAACAATGGTTGGGGTGCAAACACTTGGGGTTTCAGTGAGTGGGGACAAGTTGGAAATCTTGTAACTGGTTCAAGTTTATCTTCAAGCATTGGAGCTGCAGTAGCATCAATCGATGTTTCAGTTGATGTAACTGGACAATCATTAACTTCATCTATAGGTAATGAAGTTGTTTCAATCAATCAAACTTTAATACCAACTGGACAAGCTTTATCTTCAAGCATAGGTGTTGCTGATGCTGCTCCTGATGCAATGATAGTAGGACAAACATTAACTTCAGCTATTGGAAGCGTAGTTGCTGAAGGTGTAATAGAAGTTGGATGGGGTGGTGATAGTTGGGGTGAAAACCAATGGGGTGAATTAAATGCACCAACAGTTTCTGTAACAGGACAATCGTTAACTACTGCCATTGGCTCAGAAACAATGTCAGCGAATGCAGATGTTGATGTAACTGGACAATCTTTAACAATATCTCAAGGTGAAGACACTTCTGGAACATCACATACTCAACAAGTTACAACTGCAGGATTACTGCAAATGTCTTCTGAGTCTAGTGTTATTAATATTGGTGTGCCTGTTACTGGAATTTCTGCATCTACAAGTATAGGAGTAGCAACTATTGATGAATCAATTTTAACAGGAGAAGGTTGGGGTAGAGATTCCTGGGGTAACTTAGGATGGGGTGTAAATTATTCTGCTCTTGCCACAGGTCAATCTTTAACATCATCAATTGGAAATGAAGATGCATCAACTGATTTTACAGCAAACGTAACTGGTCAATCACTTTCATTAAGTTTAGGAACTTTCTCAATACAAGTTGACCAGGATATTTCATTGACTGTGTCTGAACACACAATGACTTCATCTATGGGATCTCCATCTCTTGAACAATCAACAACTGAAGAGGTGACAGGACAAGCTTTAACGACAGCTGTCAATTCTGCAGAGGCATTCCAAAACACACCTGTTGATGTGACAGGTATT